TGTTCGATTCTTCGAAACACAATTTGATTAACTGAATTTTTGTGCGCCCACTTTTTTCTAATCCACTCCTCAGTTACCTCACGCTCACCAACTATTTCCCTTTTTATATGCTTCATCTTCCGTGATTCTCCGGCTTCGGCTCTTCACCGTAGCTTGCTTCCATCGCGTGGCGTACCTCGGCTATCTCCCGCTGCTGCGTGATCCAAACAACTGCGACGATGCACAGCACCAGCACGAGGATAGACCCCATAATTCTGTCGTCATTTCTCATGGTTGCCTTCCTTATACTTGTTTACTCTTCCCAACTAACTTGGGTGTGGCCTTTATGCTGTGCAAAACACAGCTTAACGTAGCTCTGACAGAACTCGCACATGAAGGTTGCGATAAAGCCGTCGCGCCGAGAGCTTGGATTTCCTGTCAGATGACGCGTTGTGTGCGTGACCTCCTTTGTAACGTTGACGTTAATGCCAAATTCTGAGTCCTCCTTGTCTCGAAAGTACACGTCAACACCCCTTTGGTGTAAATAATTCCCACTGCACTTGGGGCAGAGCAATTCACCGTCTTCATTTAATGTCATAATCTTTTCCTCTGTTGTGTTGTTGTGAGTTCTCATGATTGCTCTCCGTGAAGGAGCGCGGCTGTTACACCGCGCCCCCATACAACGCCCGCAGGCATCGGTGTTGTCCAATAGGTATTGTTGCCCCGTGTACTGATCTGCATGCCCACTGACGCGGGGTCCACGCACCGTCGGTCGTGGCCCTGTGTCCCTTTGCGGTGCTTGTCGAACCCTGTAGCCGAGCTGAACACCTCTTTGCAGGTCGGGCACATGCACCGTTTACCCTTAAGCACTGCGCTGGTCTGTGGCATCACGTCGGCACTGCTTTCTTTAAAATATAGCCATTTGGATAGGCCGGGCAGTGTGAAACGCGATGCCCCTCCTCAGCTCCGTGGAAGTGATTATCTTTGCAGTGATTGCACCAGAAAATAAACTGGTTCTTTTCTTGCTGGCATTCAATTTCAGGTATGTTGTTCATTGTGTGTGCCCCTCTAAATCAATCAACAGTTCAATGTAGTGTCGTGCTTTCTTCAGGTCTTCGATGCCACCCTTCTCGCGCCAGCGGCACAGGTACTTGATCGCGCAGCCTTCGATATAGGGAATCTTGTTCTTGTGGATGAACTCCACCGGCTGTATGGCGTAGCTCTTGTAGTGCCCACCGCCGATCTGCACATCGAGTGCTTTGGGCTTCTCCGTCGTCATCATCATCGTCTTCATCCCCTACGTAGTCTGGGTCTTGTGGGTGCCAGTGTTCGATCCGCTTCGCAATATACTGAATGCTGTTGCTGCCACGATTGGAACCTGTCCATTCCCAATGGCTTTAAGTCTGTCCACCCTGGCGGCCACCCCATCAGCCACTCGACCCACATCGGGTTCAGATGCCCACCAACTCGACTGGCTAGTGTCGGCTCGTTCCTGTTCGCTTCGCTGGGCGCATTTGTTTCTTTCGCCATGTGTGCTGTTGGAGTCGGCCATATCTGTAGCGGTTGCTTTGAGCCAGAACCTATCGCGCGTATGGGGCGCACCGCAGTCGGATGCTGAAACAATACACCATTCACAGTCATACCCCATCTCGGCAAGGTCACCGATGACCATTGCAGCTCCTCTGGGAATAAGCATCGGACTGTTTTCCACGAATGCAAATCTGGGTCGTACTTCATCGATAATTCGCGCCATGTGTTTCCACATACTGGATTTGCTTCCAGTGATTCCTGCTCCCTTTCCTGCGGCGGATATGTCTTGGCAAGGAAAGCCTCCCGATACCACATCAACAAGCCCTCGCCACGGCTTTCCGTCAAAGGTTTGAACATCATCCCAAATCGGGAAAGGCGGGAGAATTTTGTCATTTTGTCTAGCGGCAAGTACGCAAGCTGGGTAAGGCTCCCATTCAACGGCGCAGACTGTTTTCCATCCAAGAAGGTGTCCTCCGAGGATTCCACCGCCTGCTCCTGCGAACAATGCCATTTCTCGTAAAGTGCCTGGCTGATTATCCATGTCATTCGTCATCTTCCTCGTCCTCGTCCTCGTCCTCGTCCCCCACGTAGTCTGGGTCTTGTGGGTGCCAGTGTTCGATCCGCTGGCGAGTTATGCGTCGCATCAAGCTGCGCTGCAGTTTCAAATCTGCTTCGTCGTAATCGTAGTCATCCACGTCGCGCTCTCCTCGTCACTGCCGCCTGTGCGAGCGCAGCATCAAATTGTTGGGGGTTGTTCCGGTGCCACAGGTTTATCAAACTGACTGACACGCCGGCAAGGCGAGCGAACTCCTTGCAGCTTTGCAGCCCCACGCGCTTGCAGTGTACTGCTGCGCCAAGGCGCTCAGTGCAGGTCATGGTCGCTCTCCTCATCGATAAAGGGTGCGCCCTCAATCATCAGCCGTGCGATGTCTTCTATCGGCACTCGGTACAGCGCACAGACGGCGGCCAGAGCCGAGGACAACGCACCGATGATAATGATGCCGTTGTAGCCGAACTCCTTCTTGTTCGTTTCGGACCACGCGTCGAGCGTGGTTCCGATGATATGCAGCAGCTTGCGCTGATCTGCGTGGTGCTCGTCCATTGATCGATGTTTCACCATTGCACCCCCTGATAAAATCCCGATTTGGGCAGATACCGATACGGTCTGCCAAGTTGCTTTTCCACACGGCGAATCTCATCCGCAAGGCACCGTGTGGTGAAACCCACATAGCGCATCGTGTCGCCGATGTATTCTTTTTCTTTGTACTTATTGCGCAGCCTAAGCATGTGCAGGGCAAACTGTCGCGCGCCCATCCAGAACTGCAGTCGGCTACTCATGCCTGCCTCCAGATACGCACACCGTCTTCTTCGCGGCGGGCGACGAACTTCATGTTGTTTCGCTCGGCGCAACTGATGGCGGCCTTGTGCGCCTTCCCACCAACTTTCTCATCTGGGAAGAACACACTGTCGCCCACGTCCATGTGGGTAAAGGGGTATTTAGTTGCCCGAGAGCCTCGGGGGAGGGGAACGTCTTTTTCTATCTTGATCTTCACAGTACACCTCAAACATAAACAAGAGGTTTTATTATAATTATTTTTACACTACGGTCAAACATTATTTGATACTTTAATGCTATTTATTTTCATCAAAGTATAAGTCTTCAAAGACGATATCTTCAAGCTGTAAAACTTCTGATTCGTCTAAACTGCTCAACAATTGTATTTTGCGCGGTTTGCCCTGTTTACCCTTAACCTCGATGTACGCGCTGAGAATGTCCACTTGCATCGGCAGACCATGTTCTTCTGGCAACAGGGTATAGGTCAACTCAATGGGCAAGGTCAACGATGTACTTAGCTTGGTTTTCGTCATTTTTATAGGCTTCCTCAATTTGGGCTGCTTTGGCCGGATCGCTCTTGTAAAGAACCCGGCAGTATTCACGAACGACAATGGCTCCCAACGTCCTCATCAGGGGAGCTTGATAAAACTCAGCAAGCTCTCGCGCCATGTAGTAGTGTTCAGCCCGCAGTCCCACGGCTGTCATGGGGACGCCTTTAACTTTTGCGCCCGCTCTGGCACCACGAAGGTTTGACTTTGGTTTGACCCTGCGCTTACCGTATCGACGCCTGTAAAACACCCTCTTTGGCTTTTCCGCTATCTCCTCCATTTTTTAACCTCCTTGCTCGTTGTGACTTGTAAGCTTTTAGCAAGCTGCGCATCTCGAATCTCGTCAACGATGGAGCGCTGGCTGCTCTTCACCTGAGGTTTATTCACAACCGGCTTCGGTTTGAGCGGCACTCGGGGCAGCGGGTAACGCGGCGCTTTGCGTGGTGCCTTGGGCGCCACTTCAGGCTCCTCTTCAAGCACATCCTCGAACTCCCCATCGGACTCCTCGTCAGGTGTATCCTCCGACTCGTTGTCAACGTACTGCGCGTCATCCTCGATGAGCGTCTGCGCAACAGGGGTCACATCGATAATGCCGGCTGGATCGCCATACACCATCTTGATCTCCTCAAGCTTGCGCTTAACCTCCTCCAGACTCATCGAGTCAATCGTGCCGTGTCTGATCTCTTTGCGCTCAACGTAGATCGTACCCAGTGCCTGCCCACGGCGGTACTCTGCCTGCACGGCCGCACTGTAGTTGCCGGCCTCCAGAGCGCGGTCGCGGATGTCGAGCAGATCGCGCATGTGCCGATCAACCGTAGTGCCGTACTTCTCTGCCAGATCCCGGCGGTACTGTTGGATGGCCGCCACAACGTGTGGGTTTTTAGTTGCGTCAGTTAGCCTGTTGGCAATGACCGAGGCGAACTTCGGGTTGTAATTTGCAGCGATCGCAGCCTCTACCAACGTCTTCTTCCCGTCGCCATTGACCAGCTCTTGAATGAAGACCCACTCCTGCGCCGTCACAGCTTTTTTTTGTTGCGCCAGCGGTGCAACCTTCGCCTCTAATCTTTTTTGCAATTTGGTCTTACCCTCACCTTCAATAGGTGACTTGTTGAAAATCGAACGCATGCGTTTGGTTTTTACTTCCATTACCTCACCTCATGAATATTTAAAAGCACAACTCATTTTTTCAAAGCTTTAAGTAAATCGCGCTGCGTCGTGTTCTTGTCAGACAACACCTCCAAGACCCGCTCGTCAATACAGTCTTGCGCAACGATATGCACAATACGAACAGGCTTTGTCTGACCCTGACGGTGCAGACGCGCGTTAAACTGCTGGTACAACTCAAGCGACCAGTTCAACCCGAACCAGACACACAGAGCGCCCCCGTCCTGCAAATTCAAGCCGTGACCCGCGCTGGCCGGGTGCGCCAACAACATCTTTATCTCCCCCCTGTTCCAACGGTTAATCGTCTCAGGGTTCTTGTCTAGGGTGACTGCCTGCGGGAAAATGGCGCTGATGCGCATCAGGTCGATCCGGTAATTGTAGGCAACCAGCATTGGCTCGTCGTTGATCTCAACAAGCTCTTTAAGCGCATCGAGCTTGGCCGAGTGAACCTGTGTCCAGTTACCCTTGTCGTCCGTATAGAGCGCCCCGTTACACCACTGCAGCAGCTTGTTGGCAAGCACAGCGGCGTTCATTGCCTCGATCTCATCCCCGCTTGGCAGCGTTGCAAGCAGCTGCTTTTCAAAGCTGTCGTAATCCGCCTTGATAGATTCCGGCAACGCAACCCTTTCGATTAAATCTATCCGCTGCGGCAGCTCCAAGTAATCCTGCGCCGACATGCTTAAACACACATCCGCAATCAGCGCGTGAATTTCCGTGGCTGCGTTGGGCTTGATCGTCCATCGGTAGCCCATGTAATCCTGATCAAAAAACCGCTGCTTGAACCCACTCAACGTGCGCCCCAAGCGCTGCCCGAAGTCCACCAAGTACATCTGTGACCACAAGTCCATCAGGCTATTCGGGGCGGGTGTGCCTGTCAGCAGCACCACGTAGCGCACGTGCGGGGTCACGCGCTTGAGCGCCTTCCACCGCTGGGCGCTGCTGCTCTTAAAGCTGCTCGACTCATCCACAACGAGCGCATCGAACGGCCAGCCGTTGGCGTAGTGCTTCACCAGCCACGGCACGTTCTCACGGTTGATGGTGTAGATGTCTGCAGTGCGCTGCAGTGCGCTGATGCGTTTACGCTCAGTGCCCGTGCACACGCTCACCGACAGGTGGTTCAGATGCTCCCACTTGCGGCACTCTTGCTCCCAGACCGAGTTGGCAACCTTGAGCGGTGCAATCACCAACACCCGTCTTACCTCACAACCATCCAACAGGTCACTCGCTGCGCTTAGGGTGCTGGCGGTCTTGCCAAGACCCATTTCGAGCAGCAACATGCAGCGCTTGGTCTTCTTGATAAACTCAATGGCTCGCGACTGGTACTCGTGTAAATCTCTCTTAAAAAGCATCATCCACCCCCTGTATCGTATCGATAACATAGACCGTGCAACCGAGCGCCCTGCGCCGCTCATGATCTTTGAGCTGCTTGAGGGTTGGCTTGGCGCCGGGGCGCTTGCACTCCACAAACACAATGCGCCCCCCGGGCAGTGTCACCAGCCGGTCAGGCACGGATCGTTTGGCGGGGGATGTGAACTTCTCACACTCACCCCCAAGCTTTTTGATCTTCGCCACCAACGCCCTCTCCACGTCACGCTCAAGCATCACCGCCTCCAACTTCACACAATAATTTCTCAGCTATCTTCACGTAGGCCGCGTAGTCAACATCGTCTGGGAACGTGTCGGGCAGTGTCATCAGTGGGATAGCGCCCGCAGACTTAGCCACGCGGTTACTGTTGGTGGAATAATGAATGCACTCATCTTTCCCAACGCGGGTGGACAGGTAGAAGCGCACCGCCTTGCCCAAGAACGTACCGCGCCACTGCGCTCCGCCCGTGACGCGGCGCACCGTGCAGAACTGTGTGATGTCCTTGCAGTCCCGGATCGTCTGCTCGATGGGGTAGTCCATAACAATGTGCTGCGCCACGGCGTCGTACACGATGGGCTGGTCTGGGTTCTTCTGCAGACCTATTGGCGCGAAGCAGCCCTTGCCCTTGATCGTGCCGTCGAGCTTACCGGCCACGTAGTTGTTTACGTCCCGGCTGGCGATTACTGTGTAGTCGGTGCGCTCAAGCACGTAGGTTGTGTCCAGCATCCAGTTCCACGCCACCTCCTTCACCGCCGCCTCCAGCGAGGTCTTGTGGTGCAGCACGATCCCATCGGTGTTAGCACTGAGCACCCGCGCCCCCACGGCCACCATGCGCTCGATCAGCATCAGCAGCGCCAGCTGCCCAGTGACAGTGGTCTGTATCAACAGGTCGGGTGCGTACAGCGCACTGTACTTGCTGCCCAGCTTGCCGAAGCTGCCGTTGACGGCAATCTTGAGCGTGTCGGCTGTAACCTTGTCGCCGGCCTTCTTGGCCGCCATGCGCCGCTCAACAATTGATTGATACACTTCTAGGAACGGTGTGCCAAGCGCCTTGGGCGAAAGGCGCTGCTGCAACACGATGTTGGGGTAGTAACTGGCAACGTCCCAGTCCGAGATCATCTCATCGGGCGCGGCGTACACCCTCTGGCGTGTCTCACACGAGTGCAGACCCCCGATCCCCATCCGGTAGCTAGCGCCCCCTAAGACGATCTTGGTCTGGCGCAGCCACTGCGGCATGACCACCGAGCCATTACTGCCCACACAGAACCGCTCATCAAGGATTGCCTGAAACACTTTGCGTAGCTGTGGGTCTTGGAACTGCACAATCTTTGGATCTAAGTACCCGAACGCGTAGTTGTCCTCAAGCTTGGGGGCGCTGTATTTCTCATCCGTGAGCTTCTCCAGCTCCGACTTGATCACCGTCTCAGCAATCTGCGCGTCCGACTTACTGCGCAGATCCATCCCGTACTGCTGCGACATCTCAGCGCGCAGATCAATGGTCGGCTTTAACGCACTGTAGAGCATGTGCGTGGTGTCCAGATCGTTCGTGCAGTAGTCGCGCATCATCTGCCGCTGGTGCGGCTCAATGCTCTGATCCGGCTGGATGGGGAGGTCTTGTATCGTGGGGGCGTTCATGCGCCCACCGTAAATCTTCAGGCTTGAGCGCCCCGGTGAGACATCCATCAGGTCGATGTGATCCCACTTAGTGGGTATGGTAATGCCCCACTCTCGGCAGACCTTCCACGAAGGGTAGCCGCTGTTGATGATCGCGTCAGCGAGATCCTTTATGCGTTGGCAGTTCCAACCATTCAAGGCCGCAACGATAATTGGCAGGTCAAACGACACCCCGTTAAAACTGACCGTGGTGTTCTTTTCCATAATCTTATTAATACGCGCCTTGTTCAGCGCCTGCCCCTCAAACATATCAATGTGCACAGCGTTACCCGTGTGTATATTTTTCGCAGCGAACAAAAAATAGTCTTTGTAGACTTCGGTATCTATCACAATCACGAGGAGTTGCCTCAGATAAAATGGCCGCCATGAGGCGGCCACTTGTCTTCGTTTGACTTGCTGGGCTTGTTTGACTTAGAACTTAAATTCTTCGTCATCGTCACCGAACGCGTCAAACTCATTCGGACTTACCCCACCATCACCGAACGGCTCACCGTCACGCACGAACTGGACAGCGTCAAGCTGCGCGTTGATGCGTTTGCCATACTGGTTGTTCTGCGCCCACAGGCTGACGATTGCGTTGACGTAACACCCAGCATAGACAATGTTGTCACTCTCCACGATCGGGGTCTTGTCGCGGGTAATCACCAGCGGTCGCCGCTTGGTGCTTGCTTTAAGCACCATCGCATTGTGGAACTCTTCGCGGCCACTGTCGTCACCGTCTTTGAGTGCCAGCTTGTCAGGCGCAACCTTGCCCTTAAGCTCAGTCTTACACAGAGTATCAATCGCGGCGGTGATCTCCTTGATCACTTCAGCGTGTTGCTTTTTATCCAGTATGAAGCTTGCCTCATACTTGCCTGTGTCTTCACCACCGAACTTCGCAGTGTTGAACAGTGATGGAAAACTCAGTCTTGTCGTAGCAATTTTAATTTTCATCTTTTTTTCCTTTGCAGTTTATTTTCTTACAGTTTTTGGGGTCGAGCGGTCTAACGGTTATAAGTATGAACTACTGTTTATATACCTGTCAATCATCGAACGCACTGGCCGTCACACTCAGCGATGGGCGTGAGTCAAACTGCGTAACCATCGTGGGCTTGCCTTGACTCTTGCTGATCAGCGGCTCGATCAGGTCTGTGCGCTTTCGTGTGAGCAGCTTCTCAGCCTTGGCAACCGAGAGCAGCGATCGCTCGTAAGCTTTATCACCCAGCGCGGTTACCAGTACCTTCTCAGCCTGCGCTTCATCTGCCCAGCTTCGGGAGGTGCGCCCTGCCACCAGCTT